TAATTTCTGAAGATAATGCTATCATCTACAGAGCCTGACCTAAGAAAGAGTATTTTGTCGCCATTATTAAATTTAACTGACAAAATATCTCCTTATTGATTTAAAACAAACTATAATACTCGAGATAAATGTACCTCCATAAAAAATATAATGAGGCTCACCGCAAAGTCCGAGCAAATGTTTAATTATCTCTTTTACAAAATCCAAATTTTACACCTCTTTTCCATATTGGAAAATACGACCAAAAAATCATAAAAGTCAAGTCTTTTTTTTTAGAGATAAAAATAATTTTAGAGCGCTCCATTACCCTCTGTCCGAGCAAATTTCGCTTCATTACGCTCTGTATTACGCTCTCTATAAAGAACGGAGTATGCCTTATTATTCTCTGGAACGATGGATTCCGAGGACGGCTGGCTCAGCTTTTGTGGACAATATATTTCAATCTCCTTTTATTTTTAGGCTCTTTCGAAAGCCTCTACGACTTTCTTAGCTCCTGGGTTTAACTTGTATCGAAACCAAGTTCTAATGAGATCATCATGGTCTCCTGCAGACATATCTGCTACGTTTATTCTACCAGGTTGCGATTCATCTGAATCAGATGGGTACAGACTTGTTATTCTACCATCTTCGATAGTCAGATCAAGTGCTTCCGAGGTCGCATTAATCTCTGGTAGACCGCAAGTGAGCATAGGATATACTCTCATATTATCCTTGTCTACATAAGCATTAACACTCTGAAGTGCTAATAGATTCTTAGCCATATTTATCACCTCCTTTCTTTGGCGATTAAGGTTAATAGTTTTATCAGAAATTTCCGTCTGCTACTTGAAAACAAGGTAGCCCTAATTCTCTCCACATATCCACTACTGGACATTTTTCAGAGTTTCTATCATCGAGAACAAATAGGATTTCATACTTTCCTTTTACATTCTCTTCATATAATTCTCTTTTGATTATAGTATCACTTCTAAAATCATCAGTAGTACGCATAAAGAGTGGATATCCGTCGAGCATATATTTCTCTAAGAACTTTTCGGTTGGCTCTCTGTCTTTTTCTTGACGACCAGACAAAAATATTATCTCAAATTTTACACTACCTAAGTTATAAAATTGAGCCATATTCAAAACAAGCTGAACAGGTTCATTAATACTGTCTAAATCGCAAGTAGAAGCATCATACCAAGTACGACCATCGTGCTTAAGAGAGAGTGTTCCGTCAATATCACATATGATTGCTTTCTGCATTTATATCACCTCCTTTCATAGTAATAATCAGATTGATTTTTAACTTAAAAAATAGGTCGATGTTTTAGTTTACATCTCCTATAAAATTCTTCCCTTGTTATCCGTATATAGACGCTAAACTTCTGGCATCTTCCAGATTTAGATTTTCTATATCTTACTCTTTTTTCAATTCTGTATATAGATTTAATATCTGATAGATATTTGTTCACCATCTTAACTATTTTACGAGTAAACCAATTATTTGGAATACCTCTCGCGATATGTGCATACATATTATCTCACCTCCTTTCATTTTGTCTTTCAATTTTTAATTTATGTCTCTTGCGCTGCGCTCTGGTTCTACCCTGTTTACTCAATTTATCATTAAGCAGACGCTTATTACGCTTTCTAATCTTAGCAGATTTATTAGGCATTATTACTCTCCTTTCGTTCTGATTCTGTGCCAAATGGCAATGAGTTGATTTTTCTTAAAAGAGTTTGCTTTGGAGTAAGATATATTGAAGTACCTCATCGCCCATTCTACGAGTTGGGGCTTATTTTTATGAGGACATTTATTGTAGGAGTATGTTATCATAATACTGGCTTGGTTTGATTTGTGGAGTTATGTGGCTCAACTGCTCTTCAAATTTAATACTATTATACAGATAAGAATTCAATCACTCGATAAAAAACCCAGGCTCCTGTGATTGTGGCAATAATCACAATCCATACCTCAAACCATCTATCAATAGCAGATAGTATTTTATTCATCATTTTGTTCTCCTTTATTAGTAATTTCTGTCATATATTCGAGTATCTATTTTAGGAGGCTTTTTCCTCCTGACTAACTTTAGTGTAGCCCTCACCCGTCTATTCTCTTTTGTTAATCGCTGTCTTTCTTGACAGGCTTCGATGTAATCAGTGAATTTACGATAATCAGAATACTTTGTACCTGTATTTTTATCTATTAGAGTGTAATCTATGTCCCTGAATTGGGCAATTCTGTGGTAGTGCCAAATGAGTTTTTCACACGATTTGAGATCTGGCAACTCGATAATCGCTCCATCTGGGAAAGTAAATTCCCAAGCAGATAGTGTGCGTTCAAGACTGACAACTATTTTCTCTTTAGATTTTATATTCCGAGATAAATAGTCATCAATCGGAGTGGTTTTTTCTGTCAAATTACCTCCGAGGTTAGAGTTTCTCTTCAATTCTAATAGAATTTACTCACAAAACCCTATACGAAGCAAGGTTTATTTTGCTCTTTTGAAATTATTTTCCAGTCGAATTTACGAGTCTAATGATTTGTATGCGAGAAACAAAAAGTGTATTGCTCCAAGCAGACATATAATCGCAAATATATCCATCAGTGTAATTAATTCACTCATCTTTTAGTTCACCTCCTCACCTTTTTTTATGTTTTGATCGCTATTCTCCGATATTAAGTGTTTCAGCCAAGCGATGCTTTAAAGAGTCAATATCCTGTTTCCAGTATTTGAGATGTCCGTAACTACTTAAATCTGCAAGAGTACTTAATTCTCTTACAAACGAATATGATTCTTTAAGTAACTTCTCATTTTCCTTCCTTTTCTCCTCTTTATCATTTAACATACAATTCACCTCCTTTCGGTGTGTTTATCAGGTTATCAGTTTGCCGTTCTCGTCATAGATATTTTTATTTAATCTCCATTCCAATTTATACTCTTCAGCGTATCGTCCTCCGTTATGTTTTTCACAGCATTTACCACATGCTCTAACCTTTGATGTTCGCCTGTTAGACTGATACTCAAATTTACAATTATTACAGTGTCGTGTCCATTTACCTCTTGGTCTTTCGGCTCCGTTTGTGCATCTTTCTCCTGTGCATCCAATACTTCTCGCTATTGTTCTCCATATTCGATTATGTCCGTGTCCAGAACCTGCGAGAGCGTGAGCAATCTCGTGCAGTATAACATTTCTGATTATCTTATAATTATTAATCTCGGTGTAAAGAATCGAGAGATATATTGATTTCTCAGAATATCTGCATTGACCAAGATGTGATTTGCTCTCGTCAAATTTAAGTTTCCAGCCGTCGAGTTTATGTTTCTCCATAAGTTCTCTGGCTAATAAAATTGTTTCAGTTAGTTTCATATTTTTACTGGTCTAAGTTTCCTCCGTGTTAGTTGTGAGGTCTATAAGCACAAGCCCCAGTTTGTAAGGCTGGGGCTCGGTTCGTGCTGGGTGTTAGTCCTGCCCTGCTACTGCGTGGCAATACACACCAGTTTTCATCAGTTTACCAGTTTCTGGGTGAGTGAAGGTTCCAATATCTCTTGTAAGACCTTCTGCCTCAGCGTATAATACCTGCTGTTCCGCTGTTGCGTGAGTTATATTCTTATTGGCTCGTATACCCTTTTTGCGAAAATTCATATCTTCAGGGTTTATGCCTTGTGCCTCGAGTTCATCCCATTGTTCAGAACTGATTGGCGTTTTCTTAGTTAAAGTCATTTTTGACTCCTTCTGTTTTGTTGTTTTGTGTTTCGTTTCCATAGCACCAGTATAAACATAAAACATAATACGAGTCAAGTCTTTTTTTAATTATTTTTCAGTAAGGGTGTTTCACGTGAAACATAGGATTTCAACTGAATATGAAAATTTCAACGAGATACGGATTTTCTAATCTCGAAAACGGGGGATGCCCATTCGCGCGAAAAAGATCTACACGCATAATTGGCAAATATTTGTAGTTTAATACGCTCTGAAGGCTTGCGGCTATAATAGTATTACAAGTATAAGATAAATACAGCGGTTTAAGCGCCATATTGGTACTTTAACGGCGTTTTTTTGATTTCTTGGTAGTTTGGTAGGCTGAGGGGTTATTTTTTAGATTTTTGAACGGATTTCTTTTTTCTAAGATCTGGTACAGGAGTACGGCTTTCTACCCAATCCTTAAAAATTTTGGTATAATTTTTTGTATATTGAGTTAAATTATTTATTTTCATCGTTATTCTCCAATTTTATAATTATAAATAGTTTCAAATTCTTCAGTAGGTAACATTCTTATTGCATCCCAAGTTAACTTTGTGCATACTTTTGCGCAAATCTGGCATCCAATGCATTCATCAAATCTTATTTGTACGGGTGGAATCGGTATATTATATTTATCCATTGGTACTGTTTCAATACAGTCAACTGGGCAAAACGGGATACATACTTGACAACCTGTACATCCATCTTCATCTACTACTGCCATGAGTCTAGGTTTCCTTTTTTTATATCCTATTTTTTCTGCTGGATCTGGAACTGTTTTGTAATGATCGATTGATTTCATTAGTATTTATTTGGCATTAAAGTATGTATGTTATCAATAATATATTGTGCACCATTAGTAGCATAAAAGGTTTTTGGTAAATTATTATATTGCCCTTTAGATACTTTACCCATATTAGTCATAGATATATTAACTCTTTCGGGCGGCAATCCTTCTAAATTACAATAATCCCACTGTATTTTACCATCGATACCTTCTATTTCTACAATAGGTTTACTTCTATTCATAGAATATAATTGTATTAATGGAAAATTCACTTATCATTTCCTTTCTTTCTTTTAATATTACGCTAGTAATATGTTTCTTTCTTTTATATATATATATAATATATATATTATATTAAGCTTACTACGTACTAACAATATAAGGCTTAAAGTACCTTTTGTCAAGCTTTTTCTTAAAAAAAAGAAAAATAATTTTTTGCTTGACTTATATTGTATATTACCTTATATTATGTAGCAAGTGGAAAAATATAAGAAATCTGATGCTAGGAACAATTGTGCTAACTGGAACGCAGGAAAGTGTTTAGGGGCATTAATGTTCAGAAAGGACGGCGTGTTGCATTACAAAATAGATAAGGATATGTATGGCAAGGATTGCTTCATAGATAAGGGTTGTGACTATTTTGATAAGATAGTGGTACCAGGTATAGTTAAATGAGTGTTATAAACAAAAAAAACATTACACCGAAGAAAATAAAGTTTCTTGAAAAGATAATTGATGAAGTAAAATCAAAAGGAACGCCTGTCCGCGCAAGCGTGATGCCGCATAGCGAGCCAGCTTGGGGATGGGGTAGAGATGAAAACAACGATAATAAGGAGAAAGAAGAATGCGAAAAATAAACATAGGTGGTCATGAGTATAAGGTAAAGTTCATGGATGGCGATAGAAAAGGCGAAGAAAACAAAATGCTCTTCGGAATGAACAATCCACGTACTTGTGAGATATTCTTAGATGAGAAGCTTGTTACATCAAGAAGGAACGAAACTTTCTTACATGAAGTAATTCACGTTATTCTCGTAAATACTGGCTCTCCACATGATGAAGGGCTTATCGAGAGTCTTGCGAATGGATTCCATCAACTAGGAGTAGGAGATTATCTATGGCGGAAAGTAAGCAAATAGTAAGATCAATAGAAAAAGCCTATCCAGAGATGATGGAAAGGTTTGAATCTATTACTGGAGAGCAATATGAATTGTTCTGCCGAAAGCAGTATGACTACGGTTGTGGGAATATAACGCTTGGTGGCGATTTGAATGATGATGAAGATAGAATGTTTGCACTTACTGCTTTGGTCATAAGAATGAATGACAAGGTAAATCGGCTTAAAAACATAATTGTAAAGCATAGAGGCGAAAATGCGGTACGTGATGAAACATACATGGATGCTTTCAAGGATTTGTCGGTTTACGGAGTAATCGCACAATTAGTTGCAGAAAAGGTATGGGGTAAATGAAAACATTGTTTCTCTATGTAGAATCACTATTCTTAAGATTAGTTATTTTTGTAATCAATCAAAGGAGAAAAAGAGTATGAGGTGGACTAAAGCTGAGATGAGTATAATAAGCCAGTATACAAGGACAATGAAAAGCGTTAAGGCTCTTTGTTCCGAATTGGATTCTGCTGGTTTTATGCGTACATATAAATCTGTTACTCGGAAAATAGAATCTATGGGATGGTCTAGACCCACTGATGTAGCGGATATAGGTATTCTTCCTAAGATATTGATTTTTGATATAGAAACAACTCCTATGCCTGTATGGGTATGGGATTTCGGAAAGCAATATATTCCGCATACCAATATTGTAAGAGATAAGGCTGGTCATCAAAAATTTTGGTATGTCCTGTCTTGGGCTGCCAAATGGCTTTATGACGAAAATGTCTTGTCTGACGTTCTTACTCCAGAGGAAGCTGTTGCTAGGGACGATAAAAGAATATTGGATTCCGTATGGAAGTTGATTGATGAAGCTGATATTGTAGTTGCTCATAACGGTGATCGGTTTGATATAAGGAAACTCAATGCAAGATTCATACTTAATGACATGAATCCGCCATCTCCATATAAATCAATAGACACATTAAAGATTGCAAGAAAGGAATTTGCTTTTAGTTCTAATAAGCAAGACTTTCTTACTAAGACATTCGGTCTTTCGGAGAAATTAAAGACTGAGTTTCAATTGTGGATTGATTGCATGAATGGTGATAAAGAAAGATTAGCTGAAATGCTTAAGTACAATAAAAGAGATGTTATTGGACTGGAGCAGCTTTATCTTAAATTGAGACCATATATAAAGAATCATCCAAATCTTGGCATATTGATGGATAGTAATGTTTGTCCTTCCTGCGGAAGTAAGAATCTTAAACCGTCGGATGCTACATACTTTACAAGTTCTAATGAATTTCCTGTATACAGGTGTGGAGGATGTCATTCTCCGTTCATAAGAAGCAAATCTAGTATAGGCTCTAGCCCAACAGAACTAAGAAGTATTGCAAGGTAATGCTTGACAAAGGTATACTTAAGGGTTATATTATAATATATGCTTGTTCGTAAAATAAAAAATGTCGAACACAGGGTATATGATGATGAGAATGAGTTTCGCCAATACTGTCCTGATGAAAATATAATACTGAATTGGAGGGATGGCACCAAAGGTAGCTGGGTTAAGACTGATGATGATAAAATATGCCAAGTCCTCAAAAGGGGTAAGCTAAAAATCAGTCAGTCTAAGGGAGTGTATAATTATTACGTCAGGACAGCTATTGGCTCTTTTGTTTGCAGAGATACTATGAAGATGGAAGGTGGTCTTAGAAAGAATATGTATACTTTCGGAGATAGTGATGTTACATTGTATCAACAGAAGAAACATAGGAAGAAGGCTACTAGGCGTGAATTCTTGTTTGCTAAGTTCGTTGCGCAAGGTGATGGTATCGCAGAGGCATTTATAAAAGCCTTTCCTACCAATAATGAAGAATATGCAGATTATCAAGGGAAAATACTATTAAGCACGGAAAGGATCAAAAACTTGATAAGAGAAGAAGTTGACAAAGTCCTACATGAGGCTGAGATTACGCCTCTGTATTTGCTTGAACAAATGAAAAAAATTGTTGATGCAAAGAAATCACAGGATAAAGATAAGATTCAGGCTATTAAGGCTCTTATGCAAATTAGCGGAATGATGGACACCGAGAAGAGAACTGAATCATTAACCCTATTTCAAGGTTTTACAAAGGAGCAATTAGATGCTATCCAAGGCGGAGATTCGAAAAAGCTCATTGAAGCTTCGAGAGAAGTTGAAAAATAAGAAATGCATAGTTTGTGGATTTCCTATGAGGGAATACGCATCTATATGGTACAATCTAACGGAAGATTATTTTTCCATAGAGTGTTGTGAATGCTTTTCGTCGTACGATGAGGACTTCGAAATGCGAATGCCTGGAATAATATTTAATTGTGGAGAAGCATAAATGAAAACTGTTAAATTTGATCTAGTACTAAAAGTACATAATGATTTAAAAGAAGATGAATTAAAAAGTTCTTTAGAATATTATATGATAAATGATAATGCTGTTAGGGGACTGGTTTCTCAGGTTATTGGAGAAATTGATGCTCCAGAAAATTTTTCTATAATTTCAATGGAAATAAAGGAAAAAAGAAAGGTAAAGAAGAATGCCGTACAAAACAATGGGAAAAACGGTATACATCAAAAATGAAGCTTGCGGTATACGGAACTCTTCGTAATGGAAGTGAGGATACTGGAAGAATAGAAAATACTTCTCTTGTCTATCCTGGGCATCAAAGATTTCCTGCTGTAATACAGGATTATCAAGGCAAGGGTACTGTGGTGGAAGTTCACGATGTAACTAGCGAAGAGATGGCTCAGTATGATTTGTATGAAGGTCTTGCCATCGGTCTTTACGATAGGGTTAAAGTTAAAGTAAATATGGATAAAGGCGAAGAAGTGGAAGCTTGGGTATATGTTGCTGGCCCGCGCCTTCTTAAATTAGTAGATGTTTTTGAGGAGATTCCAAATGGAGACTGGAACAATAGAAAACTTTAATATAATTTCGAATGACTTGGATGAGAAAGAAAGAGTCCTTAATATGGTATCAAAGGACTTGGTTGCTTTTGGGCAGCTTTTTCTTCCAGATGATTTTATGAAATCAAAACCAGCTCTGTTTCATCATAATGTAGGCGAGTTTCTTTTAGATAATACTATAAGAAGGCTTTGTGTTATATTACCGCGTGGTCATACCAAATCCACTATGGCAAAAGCAGCTTTGCTCCATAGGATATATTTCAATCCTAAAGGAAAGAATGAATTTGCGGCTTGGGTATCTGAAGAACAGACACAGGCGATAGACCATTTAAAATACATTAAAACACATATAGAGTTAAATCCTGCCTTGCATTATTACTTTGGTGATATAGCTGGAAGTAAATGGACGGAAAAAGAAATCACCACATCTAAGGGTGACAGAATTATAGCAAAAGGAACTAGTCAAAGACTTCGTGGGAGATCGGAACTCGGCCTTCGTTATACAAAAATTATTCTTGATGACTTTGAATCTGAGTTAAATACAAAAACTCCAGAAAGAAGACGTGAAGTTAAAGAATGGCTTATGTCAACGGTATATCCAGCATTGGAAGAGTCAAAAGGTAATGAAGGTGCAATATGGCTTGTAGGTACGATCGTCCATTATGACTCTGCTTTGCAGGCTATATACGATGGATATTTAGAGGCTAAAAAAAATAAAGAAGATTATACTTGGCAGATTATATTTCATCGTGCGCTTGAGGATGGTAAACCGCTTTGGCCTTCTTATTTTCCAAAAGAAAAGATTGCAAGTATAAGAAAAGATTATGAGAACGTAGGGCAACTTCACAAGTTTGCACAGGAATATATGAATGATGCTCGCGATCTTGAAACAGCTAAATTTAAAATAGACAAGATAAATTATTATGATGGTGAATTTAAAGCAAAAAATAATCAAGCGTATATAGTTACTAAGAAAGATGCTATTCCAGTTAATGTTTATATGGGTGTTGACTTGGCTTATGAATCTTCTGCTAAACATGATTATCAAGTAATAGTGGTAGCTGGAATTGATAGCGATAAGAATGTTTATGTGATTGATATATTTCACGAACATATTCCTCTTTATGATATGCCTAGAAAGATATTTCAATATGCTAAAGAATACCAGCCGATGCGAAGAGCAAATGTGGAACATGTAGGTGCTCAAGGTATTATAAAAGATGCTGTTAATGCTCTATCGGGAAAAGATAGAAAGATGGCTCCTGGTATTGCTCGTGGTGTTAGACCGCCTACTGGAATTAAAAAAGAAGATCGGCTTGAATCATTGCTTTGTCCTCTTGTAAATCGTGGCAAGTTTTTTATGAAAAAGCAACATAATGAAATAGTGGATGAAATGTTTCATTTTCCTAAAGGAAAGAACGATGACTTGCTTGACGGCATTTGGTATTCGATTATAAATGCCAGAGCTCCATTGAGCAGAAAGTTTGATGCTGAGAATTTTGAAGAGACAGTAGATCAAAAAAAGGAGTTTTTAGCAAGAAAAATAGTGAGAAACTGGATTACTGGGCAAAGAATGTGAAAAAAATAAAAAAAATACTTGACATTGTACCCTTTTATGCTTATATTATAAGTAAGACAAATTATATAGTTAGGAGATATCGATATCGCTAATGAAGAAAATCTCGTCGAAGTCGACGAGGCTCAAAAGAATTTGGATTTGTGGCGTAGATGGCGGGATGCTCGTGTCGATTGGGACGAAGAAGCCCGTGACGCAGTAGATTTCGTTCTCGGAAATCACTATACTCAAGATGAATCAGATACCCTGAGTGCAATTGGTCAGGGAGATTTTATCATTGACAGAGTGTATGCTGCTGTTGATAAACTCAAATCCTTATTAACATCAAAGAATCCTAAGTTTTCTGCTATTGGAAGAGAAGACTCAGATAATAAACTTGCTCAAGTTTGGAGGACTATACTTGAGTATATATGGGATATTTCTGATGGTGACATGGAATTTAAGCAAGCCGTCCACGATTATGCAATCGCTGGTATGGGATATTTTTATGTATATATAGACCCCGAGGCGGATTTCGGCAGGGGCGATGTCAAGTTTACCAATGTAAATCCTTTTAGAGTATATGTTGATCCTGCTGCGAGAAACAGGTATTTCAACGATGCCTCCGCCATCATATTATCTACTATATTAACGGAAGATCAAGTACTTGCCGTTTATCCGCAACTTTCAGAATTCATTTCAGAAATAGATAGTATGAATGATGAGGAAGATTATCCTGCTTCAAGCAGAAAAAACTCTTCCCAATCATTTACTCCAGATATAGTCAAAGATAGTGACCGTGGAGGATATCAAAGATATAGAGTTTTAGAAAGATTTGAAAAAGTAAAAGTTCCTTATTATAGACTTTTTAATAAACAGAATGGTGAAGAAAAAGTTGTTGATATGGAAACTTTTGAACAGATAGCCAGCGAAAATGCACATCTAATAGAATCTGGATTAATAGAAGCTGTCGAAATAATGCAAACTCGTATTAAAGTAGTGGCAACTATGGGACAACATTTATTATATCAGCAATTATTAAATACTGATGTATATCCTATTATTCCAGTTCCAAACATTTGGACTAATA